CGCCCGCACGCCCCATGGCGGGACAGTAGCGGCACGGTCACGGTTCGTCCGCCACCGCGCGGCGGTTCGCAGGATGGAGCCCCCTGTCGGATTCGAACCGACGACCCCCTGTTTACAAGACAGGGGTTCCGAGTAGAGTCGAAGCATGGTGACAAGGTTCCGGCCTGGCGAAATGCCTGATCAGAGCCTATCCAGCCATACTGGGTGCGTCTTCATGACAACCCCGTGTCTCACCATGACATGTGTGCACCAATGTGTGCACTAGGTCGAGAGGGTGAAAGATGCCGAAGAAGCGAGACCATGGGCAAGGCGCCCTGTATAAGATCCGCGGCGGGGCAATGTGGCGCGGCGTCATCCAGCTCGAAGCTGACCCCGAGACGGGCAAGCGTCGACAGAAGTACGTCCACGCCAAGACTCAGCGCGCGTGCAAGGACAAGCTCGACGAGGCACTGCGGGAGATCGCCGAGCACGGCGCCCCACTCGACAAGACGACCACCGTCGCAGCATGGGCGCCGCGCTGGCTCGACGAGCGCCGCAAGGTCGTCGACCCCAACACCTACGAGACGTACGGCGGCTCGGTGAAGTGGATCGTGCGGGCCATCGGCAACAAGCGACTCTCCGCACTCAAGCCGTCCGACGTGACCGCCGTGCGTGACGCGATCGTGTCCGCCGGCCGATCCACCGGCACGGCGCGGCAGGCTTACTTCGTCCTGTCGATGATGCTCGACGCCGCCAAGGCCGAACGCCTCACGCCTCGCAACGTCGCCGAAGACGTCAAGGCGCCCAAGCGAACGCCCACTCCCCGTGGCGAGATCCCGATGGACGACGCGTTGCACATCCTCGCCAAAGCGGCCGCGATGCCCATGTCGGCCGGGTCGCGCTGGTGGGCGAGCCTGCTGACCGGCATGCGTCAGGGTGAGGTGCTCGGCGCCACCATCGCTGACCTTGACCTCGAGGCCGGTGTGTACGAGGTTGCGTGGAAGCTCGAGGAGATCTCGCGCGACCACGGCTGCGGCGAGCAGATGCCCGAGGGTTGGCCGTGCGGGAAGGTCCGGGGTGCGGCATGCCCTCAAGCACAGTGGCGCGAACCTGACGGGTTCGAGAAGGTGCAGATCGACGGCCGGTGGCACCTGACGCGCCCCAAGTCCGAGAAGGGGTGGCGCGTCGTGCCGATCATCCCGCAACTGGCCGAAGCGATCCGGCGCTGGCTCGACGCAACGAAGGACTGGCCGAACCCGCACGGGCTCATATGGCGCCACGAGGACGGGTCGCCCATCCTCCCCCGCGACGACGCACAGGACTGGCGCGACCTACTGCACACGGCGGGCGTCATCACCGCGGAGCAGACTGGCCCCGGCGGGACCAAGCTCACCGGGCACTGGGCGCGGCACACCACAGTCACCGTCCTGGCGTCACTCGGGGTCGACGTCCAACTCATCGGCGAGATCGTCGGTCACTCGTCGGCCCAGGTGACTGCCATGTACCGCCACGCGCGCGTCGCCGAGAAGAAGGCCGCGATGGAAGCGCTGGGTGGCGTGTGGGCTGACGCGCTGACCCTGCCTGCCCTAGAGGCGGGCGAGTAGGTCGACCTTCGCGGCATGGAACTCGGCGTCAGTCAGGGCGCCACGTTCACGCAGTCCCGCAAGCCGCTCGAGCATCGTCACGGGGTCGACGGCCCAGCCGTTCGAGCGGGCGTAGTGCTCGAGAGCCCTGACGATGACCGCAGACACCGTCTCACCCCGAGCTGCGGCGGCCTCGCGGGCGGCCTGCCACAGGTCGTCGGGTACGCGCACACCACGGGTCGGGGTCTGACGCTCTGCGGGCACCTGCCGCACCGTAGAGCAGGTGTTTGCCCAGGTCGGTGCGTGTCGGTCCCGTGTGCATGCGTCCTGGGCGCAACCGCATGCACGCGCCGGGCGAAACTTCACCCGATCCGGTTCGTCCTAAATCACCCCAGTAGTCGGCTCTCTGCCCCTCGCCAATGTCGGTGGGCGGGGCAACGATAGCGCTCACATGCTCCTGCGCAGCGTCGCGCACAGACCAAGGGGCTACGGATCGGGGGCGTAGAGATTGCTGTTCTTCGCAACACCAGAAGGGCGCGGCGTCGAGCTGACGCCGGTCGGTCAGCGGTGGATTCACGCCCCTGGACATACGCACCAGCCCGCCGCGGAGGCTGCGGCTGTCCATGACTGCGTCGCGCTCGAACGGCTCGTCTACACCCTCGGCGTGCACATCGTCTTGACGCGCCACGTGCCGGCGGTCACTTTCTACGACGCTCGGCGCACGGCGGTCATCCTGGCCTGCCTGTGCCCCGTGCTCTACCGGGAAGCCCTCGAGTCGCTACTCGTCCGACTCTGAGCGCGCCGCTCGCTTCTCGGCGCGCTCAACAAGCTCGGAGACGGTGAGTCGTAGCGCAGGCGCGATCTTCGCCAACTGGGCGATGTCGATGTCGCTGGCCGCGCTCTCGATCTTGACGTACGTGGACCGGGGGATGTCTGCGGCCGTCCACACGTCGGGCTGCGTCATGCGCAGCGCGTTCCGTTCGGCGCGGATCTCCGCGGCGAGTGCGGTGGTGAGTGGGCCTCGGGTTCCTTCTCGGGGTGCGCTCATGTCTATACAGAGTAGTAGGTGCCCCAGATAGATACAGAACTCACCGGGTGAAGTGGTTGACGGGTGTTCCACCTGGGGTGCAGAATGCTCGCTATGGAGCACCAGACACTCAACGCGGAGCAGGTCGCCCAGACCGTCGCAGAGGCGATCCGGGCCGCCGGACACTCCCAGAGGCAGGTCGCCGAGGGTACCGGCATCGCGCTGGTCACCCTGAACCGCCGGCTCACGGGGCACACGCCGTTCACCATCGCCGAACTGTCCGCCGTTGCGAAGTTCCTCGGCTGCTCCGTCAGCGACTTCATCGCACGCGCCGAGGCGGTGGCCTGATGGCACGCGGCATCAACTACCCCCCGATCCTCTTCCCCGACGAGGACGCGGCCGAGTACATCGGCGTCTCGGTCACGAAGCTCAACCGCTTGCAGGCTGCTGGCCGCATCATCCCGAAGGCGATCGACGGCAAGCGCGGCTTCCTGCGCGACGACCTCGAGGAGTTCGCCCGCTCCCTCCCGGACTGGGAGGGACGGAAGTGACCCTCGCCGACACCACCGTTCTCCCGACCCGCTTCTGGGCGAAGGTCCGCGTCGACTTCGTGACCGGCTGCTGGGACTGGATCGGTGCACTCAACAGCGTCGGCCGCCCGTGCTGGTCCATCCAGTCGCGTGCGGTCCTGGCGTATCGGATCGCCTGGGAGGCATTCCGCGGGCGCATCCCCGCAGGCATGACGGTCGACCACCTCTGTGGCAACAAGGTCTGCGTCAACCCCGCACACATGGAGATCGTGTCGCGGTCGGTCAACTCGAAGCGGGGGCGCCCTGAGTTTCGTCTGGTCACCGCACCCGAGGCCGTCGCGCCCGACGTTGTGCGCGAGGTTCGCGACCCCAACCGGTGCATCTGGGGTCATGACCTCACGGTGCCCGGCGCGCGCACCACCAACCCGTACCACGGCAAGTGCCGGGTGTGTAAGCGCGAGCAGCAGGCGGCGTGGAAGGCCCGCGCTCGGGCGGCAAGCAAGCGGGTCGGGCGATGACCAACAACTACGCCAACCACGCCCAGTTCGCTGGCACCGCTGAGTACCACGGGATGCAGCAGGTCCGCGGCTTCCGGTCGTTCGTGGTTCGTGACGACGGCATCCTCCTGGGCGTCGTCCACCACACCGCCTGGCCTGTCGGGGGGTTGACCGCGATCCATGACGGGGTCGTGCGTGAGTGCGCGGACCTTGACGACCACAAGCACGGCGCGGACTGCGTGTGGAGCGTCCCTCCGTGTGAGGCGCCAGACCCCGAGTGTGCGTGCGGTCTGTACGCGTACTTCTCGTCGTCGTCGGACTACCGGTCGCAGGGTGACGTGGACGCGGTTGTTGAGGCGTCCGGTCGTGTGCTGCTCGGCACGCGCGGGTTCCGGGCTGAGCGGGCGCGGGTCGTGGCGATCTGCGCGGCCGACAAGCCCGAGCCCGTTGAGACGCGCCGTCTCTTGAGCGGGGTCGTCAACGGTGTGGTCACGTACACGACCGTTCAGCGTCTCCCCAAGGGAGCTTCCCGTGGTGTGAGCGACGAGACGCGGGACGAGGTGCGCAAGGCGTACCCCGGCGTCCCGATCTTCCTGGACCTCGACGCGATGTTGCGCGAGTTCCCCATCACCGACCCGGACGAGTGGAGGTGAACGCGATGGGTGACGTTGGCGAGCCGCTGCGACACATCGAGGTCGAGCCCGCGACCGAACCGGCCGTGGAGCCGGCACCGGTGAAGAACCCCGAGCCGATCCCGGCCTAGAGCCGCACATGCAAGTGCCCCGCCTCAACGACCAAGCCGAGCGGGGCAACTCACTCGAAGGAGAGCCTAGCAATGAACCCCACCATCACCTACAAGCCCAACCCCGACGCCGAGGGTGGTGTCGAGGTCTGGGCGAGGGATGTGCCGACCCGGTTTCCCGACGCCACTCACTGGTTCGTCGCCCCGGATGGCGCCCTCAAGATCCACACCGCCGGCGGGGCACTGGTGGCCGAGTTCCACCCGGACCACTGGGAAGCCGTCTACCAGGTGTCGGCGCGATGACCGCCCTCCGCAAGGCGCTGGCTCGCCTCAAGCAGCCGAACGCCCTCACCAACCGCAACCCCGGCAACTTCACGGACGCCGACATCCTCGCGATCGCTGACCGTGCGATCGCGGTCGAGCGGGAGAAGGAGGCGGCTCGTCGTGCTCGTGTGCAGGAGTTCGCGTACCTGTGCTTCGAGAACGACGACCTCCCGACGCCCATGGTGCTCGAGGCGTACACGGATGAGGTGTGCGGCTGATGACCACGATCACCGTCACCACGCAGGCCGAGTTCGACGCGGCCCTCAAGAAGCACGGCAAGGACCGGTACGCCGACATCCTGATCAAGTCGCCTGCGGGCGTGTGGATCGAGGTCGGTGGGTCTGCTGGGGCCTCCGGCTCGGCCACGGTCACGGCCTCCGGCTCGGCCACGGTCACGGCCTCCGGCTCGGCCACGGTCAGGGCCTACGACTCGGCCACGGTCACGGCCTACGACTCGGCCACGGTCACGGCCTCCGGCTCGGCCACGGTCAGGGCCTACGACTCGGCCACGGTCACGGCCTACGGCTCGGCCACGGTCAGGGCCTACGACTCGGCCACGGTCACGGCCTACGACTCGGCCACGGTCACGGCCTCCGGCTCGGCCACGGTCAGGGCCTCGAAGTTCGTCGCCGTCCACCTCCACTCCGCACGCGTCACCATCCAAGGCGGGGTCGTCATCGACGTCACCGGACTCGACCTCGACGACCCGCAGACGTGGATCGACTACACCGGGGCTACCGTCACCGACGGGCACGTCACCCTCTACAAGGCGGTCGACGACAAGTACCAGGCCGGCCAGGAGTACAAGCTCACCACCTACACGGTCGGTGCGGATGTCACCGCGACCGACTGGCGCGACGACAACGACTGCGGCGGCGGGCTGCACGTGTCCCCGCGACCGTGGCAGGCACTCGCGTACCGCACGGACGCCACCCGCATGCTCGAGGTCACCGTCCCCGTCGTGGACATCCGACCCATCGGCCCCGACAAGATCAAGGCCCGCACCGTGCATGTGGTGCGCGAGGTCACCCTCGATGGTGAGCCGCTTCCTGTGGCGGTGACCAAGTGAACGCCACCGACGCCATGACCGCAGCCTTGGACGCGGCTGGTCTCAAGCGTGCCCGTCTCATGGCTCTCGCGGACGCCGGGCACAACGTCATCGACCGGGCGCGGAAGCTCGTCGATCTGCCTGACGTCGAGGGCCAGGACTCGATGGCGTTCTGGGAGGCGTATGGCGCTCTCCGGGATGCGGTGCAGGCCCTCGATGGTACGGGGCCGTGGGGTGCGCCGGCTGGGTTCTGGGAGGGCGTGGACGAGAAGGTCCAGCGGTTCGAGCGTGAGGGGGCGCGGTCATGAGCACCCAGTTCGACGACCCCCGCGACCAGGCGCTGTTCAACCAGGCCGAGCGTGACTACCTGTTCGACCTCCACGCCGACCGGGCGTTGAACGTCGTCGCGGAGATGCCCGCCGCTGACCCGGTCGAAGCGGCTGATGACGACGTGCGTGCGTGGACGGGTGTGCTCGTCCTGTTCGGGCTGCTGCTCGTGTCGTGGGCGTTCGTGGCCTCGATCGCCGTCCTCGTGCTCGTCGCCCTCATGCGCTCGGGGCCAGTCGGTGTCGGTGCGCTGCTCGTCATCGGGGCCGCGTCACTGGCGCGCGTCATCTACGTGCGCGAGAAGAGGCGGCGGTCATGACGCGGTACTGGCAGCACAAGGACGGCGCGATCATGTTCGGCGGTCCCATCGGCGCGGAACCCACGGACCCGGATTGGCGCGAGGTCCAGATTGCGCCCATCGACGCCATCGTCATCCGGCGCGAGGGGCTCGCAACGGTTGAGCGTCACGGTCACGTCGGCCTCGACTACCGGCTCACGAACCCCGACGGCAGCACCGACGGCATCTACTCCGACGAGGCCACGGTCGAAGGTGCCATGGGGGCCGCGCGCGCCTGGCTCGCCATCGCAGAGTTCCTACGCAACGAGCCCGAAGACCCGCGCGTCCAGTCCCTCGCGGACGCCCTCGCCGACGGCAACCCGACCACCGAGTCCGACATCGCCACCGCGCGACGGCTCGTGGAGTCGGGCGTCGTGCGAGTGGAGGTGCGGTCATGACCCGCCGCGCCGAGTTCGTCGTCGCCACCATCGCGCTCCTCATCGCCGCACTGTGGCTCGTGGGGTGGATCGCATGATCCGCGTCCAGATGCCCGTGCGGTGGCGGGTCGCGCTCTGCCACCTCTCTTCCTGCCCGCGCGGTCGGCATTGGACGGTGACGAGGAACGGCCTCGTGGTCGGGTTCGCGCCTTCACTGCCCGACGCCTACGCGGTCATCGAGGAGGTCGTCCGATGACTGCCATCGACTTCATCCAGGACGTCCTCGAAGGTCTCGCCTCCGACCCCAGCCCGCGCGCCATTGACGACCGTGCCGAGATCGCCGCCGCCATCACAAAGGCAGCCAGTGAGCGACGCGGGCTCGTGACCGCGTTCACCATCCGCCGGCACATCCCACCGACCGTCAACCCGGCCTACTTCGGATCGACCGTCAACCGGCTCGCACGCCGCGGAGTCCTCATCGCAACCGGACGCCACGAGAAGAACGGCGGCGTCGGCGCACGCAACGCATCCAAGCTCTCGCCGCTGTGGCGACTCACACGGCCCATCGAACCAGGAGACCTGGCATGACCGCCCCCGCACCCGGCTCGGCCGAGTGGCTCAAGTACATGACCGCCAGCAAGATCGCGGCCGTCGTCGGCACCAGCCCCTACGAGTCGAAGTTCTCGCTGTGGCACAAGATGCACGGCGACATCCCATCCGGCCACGTCACCGACAACCCGATCTTCAACTACGGCCACTACCTCGAGCCCGTCCTGCTCAAGTGGTTCAGCGACCAGCACCCCGAGCTCGACGTCCGCCCCGGCGGATGGACCGAGGTCCAGGGATGGGCCGGCGCAACCCCGGACGGCGTCTACTGGACCGGCCTGCGCCGCGGGACCGGGGTGGGCGAAGGCATCGTCGAGTGCAAGACGTCACGCCTCGCGTGGGAGTGGGACAACGGTGTGCCCGCCGGCTACTACGACCAGGTCCAGTGGGCATTGTGGGTCACCGGCGAGCGGACCGCGTTCGTCGTGGCGGACGTTGCCATGGAGTTCCGGGAGTACCGGGTCGAGCGTGACGAGGAGCGCATCGCCTACCTCGTCGAGCAGGCGGGCGCCTTCATGGACTCCCTCGCGTCCGGTGAGGCCCCCCCGATCGACGGTTCGTCGCACACCTACGAGGCGATCCGGCAGATCCACCCGGAGATCGACCCCGAGGACGTCGAGGTTCCCGACGACCTGGCCGTGATGTGGCTCGACGCCCGCGAAGCCCTGGCTGACGCGACCGACCGGGAACGCGCACTCAAGTCAGAGATCGCGGCCCTCATGGGCACCGCACGCCGCGCGACCTGGCGCGACTGCACCCTCTTCACCCGCCAAGCCAAGGCAGGCGGAACCCCCTACCTCGTGGCAGGTCGCAACCTGCCCGGAACGGAGCGCGCAGCATGAGCGCCGACCTCGTCATCCGCCAGCACGCCACCGAACTGACGTCCGTCCTGCCGTCCCACCTTGTCGAGAAGGGTGACGGGTGGATCGCCGCCGCAGTCGCCGCCGTCCGCAAGGACAAGGGCCTGTGGGCTGCCGCGAACAACGACCCCGGCTCCGCGATGAACGCCCTGTCCGAGGCCGCGCGCCTCGGGTTGCAGCCCGGGTCGAAGGAGTACTACCTCACCGTCCGCTCCGGGAAGATCCTCGGGATCGTCGGCTACCAGGGCGAGATCGAGCTCATGTACCGGGCCGGTGCCGTGTCCTCCGTGATCGTCGAACCGGTCTACGCCAACGACGGCTTCGACTACACGCCCGGGATCGACGACCGCCCCAAGCACACCATCGACTGGGACGCCGACGACCGCGGACCGATCCGCCTCGCCTACGCCTACGCCGTCATGAAGGACGGCGCCACGTCGAAGGTCGTCGTCGTCAACAAGGCCCGGATCAAGCGGGCCAAGGACGCATCCGCAACCGCCGGCAAGTCCTTCAGCCCGTGGTCCTCGGATGAGGTCGCCATGTGGATGAAGACCGCCGCGCACGACCTCGCCAAGTGGGTGCCCACGTCCGCGGAGTACATCCGTGAGCAGCTCCGTGCCGTCCGTGACGTGGCCTCCGAGCCGCCCGCACCCGGCACGCAGGCGCCTGCCGTGCCGCCTGAGCCGGTCAACATCACCGACGCTGAGGTCATCTACGACGACGGCGACCCGAACTTCCCGGCGGACCCGTCATGACCCGCCCAGCAGTCGTCCACGCGCACCTCCTGGACCACGGCATCGAGGTCAACGGGTGGGCCGTCATCTACACACCCACCGACCCTGCCGACACCGGCCTGCACTTCTGCCTGAACTGGAAGACGGCCATGCGACGAGCCAACCGGATCGCGCGCCGGCAGATGTGGGGGGCGGGGCGATGAGCACGAAGGGACCGCGACTGCACGTCATCCCACTCGAACTGACCGAGGCGAATGCCCTTGTAGCGATGTGGCACCGGCACCACCAGCCATCGCAGGGGCACCGGTTCTCGCTCGGGGCGATAGACGACCATGGCGCCCTGCACGCTGCCGTGATCGTTGGCAGACCTGTGGCGCGGCTGGCAGGGTCGCCTAGAGACGTGCTCGAAGTGGTGCGCCTCGTGTCAGATGGCACGCCGAATGCGTGTTCTGTGCTCTATGCCGCCGCTGCCCGCGCCGGTTTGGCGATGGGGTACCGCCGCATCCAGACATACATCCTCGATGCCGAGCCGGGCACGAGCCTCAAGGCCTCCGGCTGGCGATCCGAGGGCGACGCCGGTGGGGGCCAGTGGAAGCACACTGACGGCCGGCCACGTAGGACTGACCAGCCGACCGGGATGAAAGAAAGGTGGGCGCGGGACCTCTCCGCCCGGCCCGATCTGAACCAACCCCCGCGGCGCGTCGACTCGCCTGACACCCCGGACCTCTTCTCGGGGGGTGCGGCATGAGCGACACCGCCTACTTCGGCCTCCCCGAGAAGCGCACCCTGTCCGAACTGTGGGAAGACGCAGCCTGCCGTGGCACCGATCCGGACGTCTGGTTCGACCCGGGCCTGGGCAGCGGTCGCCGTGAGGGCAAGCACGAAGCCCGACGCCGCATCGCACTCGCCAAGTCCATCTGCCACACCTGCCCCCTGGTCGCCGAGTGCATCGCTGACGGTGCGCAGATCGGCGACAAGTGGAGCATCCGAGGCGGGTTGACGGCCGGCGAACGCATCATGCGCGGACTCGTCGGAGGTGTCCGATGAACGCCCGGGCCGCCTACTGCCGCGACTACTACGACCGGTACGAGCGGGCCATCCGCGGCAACCGACCCCTGATGCCAGCACGACCCGTCGCCGAGCACATCGCGGCATGCATCGAGGTCGGCATGAGCCGGAACGCGATCGCCCGAGCCGCACAGGTCGCCGAAGCCACGATCCGGCGCGTCGAACTCAAGCCCGACGCACGAGTCCGCGAAGGTGTCGGCCTGCGCATCCTGGCAGTCGTCCCCACCCGCCCAGTCACCGCACAGGGCGTCATCCGGCGCCTCAAGGCGCTCGGTGCACTCGGCTGGTCGACCAGTGCCATCGCGGCCCGCTGCGGCCTGAACGTCGACACGGTCAAGGCGTGGCGGCGCGGCGAGTTCACCGACCCGTCGCTGGTTGCTGACCGTGTCGTGGCCGCGTATGACGCGCTCTCGATGCGCGCCCCCAACCCCACTGGACGGTTCGAGCGGTCCGCAGTCACGCAGGTCCGCCAGCGCGCTGCCCGCAACGGGTGGGCCAGCCCCCTCGCATGGGACGACGACACCATCGACGACCCCGACGCCACCCCCGACAAGGGTGCCCGCACCATCGGCACCGACCTCGACGAGTGGCTGTGGATCGTCAACGCCGGCGAGAACCCTGTCCGCGCCGCGCAACGTCTCGGCGTCACCCTGCACGCCATCGAGCGCGCGGCCTACCGCAACAACCGCCACGACGTCACGGCCATCGCGAACGTCGCACGCAACGCCGAGAGGCAGGCGAGCTAGATGAGCACGATCCTCACCGTCCCGCGCTACGGGCAGCCGAACCCGCGAACCCTGCTGCGCGCGATCTACGACGACTTCCCGGGGCTGCCTGTGTCCTGGGAGGTGGACCCGCTGCACAAGGTCATCCACGCGAACTTCTCGAACGCTGACCCGGCGCACGTCGACCGGGTGGCGCGGTTCTATCTCGAGCCGCATCACGTCACGTACTCGGTGGCGTCCCGATGAGCGCCAAGACTCTCGCGGACCTCGACGACGCGATCCGGGCTCACGTCTCCGACGAGGTCGAGGGCGGCGTCGCTGTCGCCTGGACGATCGCCGTCGGCACCGCCGGCGACCCGGACAGCGACTTCTACTGGACCGGCCCCGACGACCAGCCTGGCTACGTCTCGGCTGGCCTCGCGACCTTCCTGCAGTCGATCACCTCACTTGTGGAGGACGCCGAGTCATGAGCACCGAGCAGCCCGAGTGGGCCTCCTACGCGAGAGAACGCCACGACGCCGAGAAGGCGACCGGGTGGCGCTACAGCAAGCCCGGCCAGTGGGGCACGGACGGCGAGTGGCACGAGGCGGAACCGGAGGACTTGCGATGAGCGTCGTCACCATCCCGGCGCGCGACCTGCAGCCCCGCGACGTCATCCGCCCCTTCTTCACACAGCGCGGCCCGTGCGTCGTCGAGTCCGTCGTCGTCGGGCGGACCATTGTCGCGCTCGCCGACCGGGGCAACCTGCGCTACCTGCCGGACTCGACCCTCGTTGTGGAGCGTGCGTCATGACCGTCCTCAGCTTCCGCATCGACGGCAAGGCATCCCCCAAGGGATCGCTGCGGCACGTCGGTCACGGGCGGCTCATCGAGCAGGTCGCCGGGTCGAAGCCGTGGCGGGAGAAGGTCGTCGCTGCGGCCCGCGACACCGTGGCCTACTCGCCCTACGCCTACCTGTTCCCCATGGACGGCGCGGTCGCCGTCGACATCGACCTCTACGTCGAGCGCCCCAAGTCCGCCCCGAAGCGCCCTTGGCCCATCACCCGATCCTCCGGCGACGTCGACAAGCACGCCCGGAACATCCTCGACGCGCTCGTGGACGCCCGGGTCATCCGAGACGACTCCCAGGTGGTCACGCTCCACGTCAACAAGGCCCACCACGCCGACGCCCCGTGGGCCGACGTGCGAGTCCGGGAGGTGACCGCATGACCGCCCGCTGGGACATCTGGCGCGACCGCACCGGCTACCAGATGTGCTGCTGCGGCGACACGTACTGGACCGACGCATCCGGGCGCCACGACCACCGTGTGCGCTTCGGACATGCACCCACCGTCGTCGAGGAGTGCGTCCGCGCACACCTGCGAGACGTGAGCGCGAACCGGCGCGGGCTGAGCGTCAAGGTCGCCGAGGTGATCGGCTGATGGCGCGCATCCGAACCATCAAACCGGCCATCTTTTCGTCAGAAACCGTGTGCGCGTGGCCCATTCCGGTGCGCTGGACGTTCGCCGGACTGTTCACGTACCTCGACGACGAAGGCCGAGGACGCGACGAAGCGAGGCTCGTGAAGGCCGAGCTCTACCCGCTCGACGACGCAATGACCGTCAAGAAGGTGCAGCAGCACCTCGACCTCATCCGCACCACTGGGCCGCTCTGCCGGTACAAGGTCGCAGGTCAGAGCCTCATCCACGTCGTCTCGTGGCGTGAGCACCAGCGGATCAACCGGCCCACCGCATCCAAGTTCCCGCCCTGCCCGAAGCATGAATCGGACGCGCAGGGTCACCTCGATCTCGGGGAGGGCTCATGACTAACTCACTGAGGGCTCACGCCTGCCTCACCCCCGGAAGGGAAGGGAAGGGAAGGGAAGAGGAAGGGAACAAGACGTGCGGAGCACGTCATGCATCCATCGTCACTTCCGTAACGCGCGAGGGGGTGAACGGCTGATGCATGCACGCAGCACCATCAACGCCGCCCAGAGCCAAGCCCTCGCCCGGCTCGTCCACGAGCTCCACCCGACATGGGACATCCCCGGCATCGCAGCAGCCATCTCCAAGTCCAAGGACCGCGGCACCATCGAAGAGATCTGCATCGCAGCCGTCCGAGTCGCCATGCGTGACGACCTCCGCTCGCCCGCCATCCTCGCGAGCGACGGACCCCACTGGCGCGGACCGGCCGGACCCGTGACGAACGACCATCGCTTCGACCGCTGCCCCGAACCCGGCCACCAGTCATTCCCGGCCTGGAACTGCTCGGCCTGCCGCTCCGAAGACCTCGAGGGCACACACCCAGGCTCCACACCCGTCCGCGACCGCGACCGGGCTGACGTGTACGACCGCGGGGCTGCGATGGCTCGGGCGGCGATCAAGGGAGGTGCGGTGTGAGTCCGCAGCGCATCCAGATGTCCCGTCAGCACCCATGGCGGGTCGACCACCGGGACGCGGTGATCGTCGCCCGGCCGTCGAAATGGGGGAACGACTGGCGGGTCACGTCATGGCAGCCCGAGCGCGGCGTCACTCGCTGGTCCGTGTGGTCGACGCAGAACGGCGAGACCTACAGCCAGCACGCCACGCGAGAGTCTGCCATCGCCGACGCCATCGAGCGGTTCAGGGCCGACATCGCGCACCGAGCCCCCGACTTGACGCCAATCCGGGGCCGCGACCTGGCGTGCTGGTGCCCGCTCGACCAGCCCTGCCACGCGGACGTGCTGCTCGAGCTCGCGAACGTACCCACCACGACCGACGCGCGAGTGCGTGCGGCAGGAGGAGAGCGATGAATCGCGCACTAGCCCTGGGCCCCACTGAGCACAGGCGACTCATCGACGCACTGGCGGGCATCCGCTGCTCGTTCGCGATGCCCTACCTCGTCGGCTCGGCTCTCACGCGCCGCCGACCGAGGGACATCGACGTCCGCGTCATGCTCCCAGACGATGACCCGTTCATGGTCGATCCGCAGCGAGTCGCGGCTCTCAATGACGCCGTGTCGGTCTACCTCCGCCACGTCACCGACCTGCCGGTCGACTTCCAGTTCCAGACCGTCACCGAGGGCAACGCCGAGCGGGGATCGCGCAGCGCCCTGTTCCCGACATGGGAGGACGCATGAGCAAGCCGGTGTTCATCTGCGGCGGCGACGTCAGTCCAGGGCCGCGCGACAGCGACTGCCCGAACGCACTCCACGACTGGCCTTTGCCGAGCGGCTACGTCGATGCGGCTCAGGTCGCAGCCTCCCGACTCTCACGGCGCTGGTCCAACCGTCGATGCGCCCGCTGCGGCCTCTACGGCTGGGCACCAGGTCGCATCAACCCCGTCACCGACATCGAGAGGCGAGTCGATGCCTGACCGTACGACTCTCCGTTGCCCCGCCGGACACACGTACGTCGGCCCTACCGGTTCAGCCCTCGCAGCCGCGTGGTGGGCCGTGCACCAGACACACGAGAACGAGACACAGGAGGAGCAGCGATGACCCAGCACGAGGCCGAGCCGCAGGCAGCACCACTCACCCCGCGCTGTGGAGGGGAGCTGACCATGCCTGACGACGACACCGTGACGGCGCGACTGGCGGCCATGCGGGAACGCAGCGAGAAGGCGACCGAGATGGCTGCCGAGATCGCCGCCTGCCGGGAGCTCTGGGACCGATCAGAGCCCAAGTCATGACAGCCAGCAACCAGTGCCCCTACTGCGGCCAGACGTACGGCAGCAAGTGCCCGATGAGACCTGAGGAGAAGTGATGACCCAGCACGACAACCGCGACGCCAGCACCGGGCAGTACGTGACCGACGAGTACGCCGGCCAGCACCCCGAGACCACCATCCGCGAGACGCGCAAGCCTGGGCTCACGCCAGCGGCCGAGACAGCGCTGATCACCGAGCGCTCTCGCCTGCGGAACGTGCTCAGCAACGCACGCGAGGACGATCGGCGACGGCGAGACGGAGGACGGGCGGTGACGGAACCCATGGACACGCCCGTGGTGGGTGGACCCATCGAGACGGCCGAGCAGCTGGACGCGCTGCCCGTGGGGAGCGTCGTGCTGATCGGGGGCGACCTCACGATCGAGAAGCGCGGATCGTTCTGGCAGGCGGTCGGCCAGGTGCTCCCACTCGAGGCTTCGACCGTCGCCAAGTACGCGCACACCGCAAGGCTCCTGTTCCGCCCTGACGCCCCCGCGCCCGCCCCGTCTGGCGAGGGTGCACTGCGCGACGGTGTCGAGCACCTCGTCGAGTGCCTGGAAGCCGACGTCGCCCGGAACTCCCACGTGCGCATCTTGGGCCGCGAGGTCGTCAGTACGCTGCGGCACTTCCTCGACGACCCGGCGGTAGAGGTCGTCTCAGACGCGCTGCACCATGCCCGCTGCGACCACAAGACGGGCGGTTCTGCCGAGTGCGACTCGCGCGCGATGACGGCCGTGGACGCCCTCAGGCGGGAGCCCGCACCGAGCGCGCCGGGACCGCTCCGACGCAAGGAGGACCAGTGACCGACAACCACCCGTCCGTCATCGCACGCAACCACCTCCTCGACCTCGCCACCATCTGGCCCGAGCTCGAAGCCAAGGTTGCCCGTGGTGGAGGCTCGGCCGGCGAGAAGGTGACTGGCTCGAAGAAGGAAGCCCCGATCCCCGTCGACCCGCACGTCATAGACACCATGGCCGAGATCGAAGCCTGGGTCGTGTTCATGGTCCGGCAGTTGATGGACGAGGTCACCGTCGAGGTGGCCGTGCCCGGACCTGTTCGCGGCACGTGGGCCGAGCCGTGGAGGCCGAACGGGATCACGACAGCCAGTCTGCTGCACCAGATCGCCGACCGTGTCGGGCACTTCACCGAACACCAAGATGAGATGCTGGCGATCGCGTTCCAGGACGACGCCAAGAAGCACGCCAAGGAGGCACTCAAGGTCGCCCGGCCCAGTGGTCGACGCACTATCCCGCTGTGGGTGCGCTGCCTCGAACACGACACCGACGACCAGGGCGACCGCATCCCGTGCCCCGGCATGTACGTGACCGTCCTAGACCCCGACAGCCACGGCCTGAACGACATGGTGTGTGAGGTTGACCGGACGCACAGGATGACGCCGCTCGAGTGGCAGCGGAGTCAGCGACGAGGGCTGGTGTCGATCGACCCCGAGATCATCGACATCCTCGTGCGCGATGCGGCATGGGTCGGGGGTGCAGGGTGAGCCTCGAATGGATGCGCCCAGACGAAGCCGCCGTCGCACTCAGGACCAGCGTCGGCAACGTCCACGTCCTGGCTCATCGACGCGGGTGGAAGCGCAACGGACAGGGCCGCGACGTGCGGTACGCCTACGAGGATGTCGACGCCGAACTGGTCGCACGCACGACACGCGGCCAGCGCCTTGACGAACCACACCCGTGTAAGTCATCCTGACGTTGGATGGCGTTCGTCACCCACACGACAGGCTCGGCTTCGGCCGGGCCTTCGTCGTATCCGATGGCCTGAGGTAGAGGTACTGCGCCCGGCTCCAACCCGGACCGCTGCAGGTTCGACTCCTGCCAGGTCAGCCGAACTTCACCCGTATCAGACGCCCCGCTCGGAGTACCTTCCTGAGCATGAGGGCAAACGGGTACGGAGCGGACATCGAGTTCGACGGGCAGACCGTCGTGCTGCACCTGGGGAAGATGGCAGCCCGCATCGCAGGCACCGACACCATCACCATCCCCGCAGCCGACATCATCGCCGTCCACCGACGCCGGGCGAATATGGTCATCAACGGGAGCATGCAGTTCCAGGTGCGTGACCCCAGCCCGCAGACCCTGTCCGACTACGGCGGTCGCGGCATCGTCCCGCCTGACGGCACCGACGCCTTCGCTGCCTACGCCAAGCAGGGCATCGTCACCGACAAGGCGCTCATCGTCCACTGGCGCAAGAAGGACGACGCCACGTTCGGGCAGATGCACGAGGCGATCATGGGAGCCGTCGCAACCAGGTAAGCAGGTGGCGCGGTGTCAACCAACCCGCGCTACGCCAACGGCCACAGGCGCAGACAGCTACGGGCAAGAGTCCTGGCAAGCGAGGACTACTGCGCATGGGACCAGTGTCCGCGACCCGGCATCCCCGTCGACAAGACCGTGCACTACCTCGACCCATGGGCACCCGAGGTGGACGAGATCATCCCCGTCTCCCAAGGCGGCGACCCACTGGCACGCAGCAACACGAGGCTCATGCATCGGTGGTGCAACCAGCAACGGTGGGCCACCCGAGGTAAGGCGCGAGCGACCACGTCCGTCACACCGGTGGGTACGAGCCGGGCCTGGTGACAAGGGGTGGGGGGTGCCCCCCGACCCCCCCTCGAGGGCGACCCACCAGGCATAGCGCCTATATCCCCCCGAGCCCCGCTGAGTTCGCGCGGACGGCAAGCGCCCGATCACCACCATGGGCCGCTCGGCGTCCACGACGGACCCTGGCACCTGGTCGATGCTCGGTGGTGGTCTCGGCTGCTACGACCTCGACCACGTGACCGACGCCGAGGTGAACGCCTTCCTCGCGACTGTCACCGAGCCGATCCTCTTCGTCGAGCGGTCGGTGTCCGGCAACGGCGCGCACGTGTTCATCGAAGCGGCCGAAGGGCCGGGGTGGAGGCGTGACGGTGTCGAGCGATACACACGAGCCCGCTTCATCCGAGTCACCGGCGAGCGCTTCATTCGGTGACCGTGGTCGCCGCCTCTACGACGGGCTGACCGCCGGCGTGACGGAACAGGGCGTGCTGGTGCTGGCCGAGGAGGCCGCACGGCTCGCTGACCGGCTCCTATATCCCCCCGAGCCCTCGAAGGGGGTCCCGTGGACCTCATCGAGCTCGCCGGTGTCGACTCCTCCGAGTCGATCCGCAAGGCGCTCGCCGCCGAGGGCCACCCCGTGCTGCTGGCGTTCTCCGGCGGCAAGGATGCGCTCGCCGCCTGGCTAGCGCTGCGGGACGCGGGCGTCGAGGTGGTCCCCTACTACCTCTACCTCGTGCCCGGCCTAGCGTTCGTCGATGAGGCGATGGCCGGGTGGGAGCAGGCGTTCGGGCGCAAGATCCATCGCTACCCCCACCCGTCGCTGTACCGGTGGCTCAACAACCTGATGTTCCAAGCGCCCGAGAACTGCTCGGTGATCGAGGCGGCAGGGTTCGCGAACCTCACGCACGAGCAGAACCTGCGCGACATCCGCAACGACCTTGGGCTGCCGCTGGAAACATGGGTCGCCGACGGTGTCCGCGCCGCCGACAGCCCGATCCGGCGCGCGAGCATCCGGACCCACGGCCCGAGCAAGCTCCGCACCCACAAGACGTCGGTGGTCTGGGACTGGCGCAAGTCGCACGTCCTGGGGCGCATCGAGGCCGCCGGGCTCAGCCTGCCAGTCGACTACGAGTGGTTCGGTCGCTCGTTCGACGGGATCGACCACCGCTTTCTCGAGCCGATGAGCCGGTTCGCCCCAGACGACTACGCCCGGGTGCTCGAGTGGTTTCCCCTGGCCGCGCTGGAGCTGATCCGCCATGGCCTCTGACCTGCCGTTCTCGGCACCCAAGCGCAAGCAGCGTGTCAACCTTGCCGAGTCACTCGCCCCGTCCACCCCGAACCCGCTCGCTGACGTCGAGTACACGGGTGACCTCGAGAAGGATTCGGCTGCCGAACTGACGGCGACACTCGCCGGGTTCAAGGCCCGACGGAGCCGCGAAGATCGGCGCTTCACCGCGGCGACCGATTCCGAGTTCTGGTTCGCGGTGTGCTTCCGCTCTCGCGAGGACAAGGAAGCGTTCCTCGCCGCGCTGCCCGGCTCGGGTGGTGACGACAAGTACCTCGACGGCTACGAACTGGCCGCCCGACTCGGAATCGAACTCGAAGGGTGATGGCGATGGCCGCAAAGATGACGCGCTCTGAGCGAGCGACCCACATCCGTCGCATGGCTACAGACCGGGCGTACCGACTGCAGCAGCGCGCACAGCAGTCCCGCGGAGGGCGATCGGCGGCCAGCCGTTCCGGCGGTCGCTCGTCCGGCTCCTGATGGCCGCACAGCCGGAGCTCCCGGAGGACTTTCCTTGGCCGGCCCGCACGGTGGCGTGGTGGGCCACCTGGCGAGACGCGACGGGTGCCGACACCTTCACCGCGACCGACTGGGACTTCTTGCTCGATACGGCCCTGATTCACGCGGACGTGTGGGGCAACTGGAACCTGGACCGCCTGCCAGAGCTTCGCCAGCGCGTCGCGAAGTTCGGCGCCACACCCGCAGACCGGGCGGCGCTCAAGTCGACCGCCACGCCGGCGCCGCCCGAGCAGAAGGGGACGGCGCTCGATGAGCTCAAGTCGCGCCGCGCTGCACGGGTGTCAGGTTCCGCGCGTCCGGCTGGTTCCTAGCTTCCACTGGTCACACGCGGATGACGCGGCGTTCCTGGCGTCGTCCTACGGTCTGACGCCAGACGAGTGGCAGCACTCGGTCCTCGAGGCGTGGCTCGGCGAGCGGCGCAGTGGCAAGTGGGCTGCAGGTCGCTGCGGACTCGCGGTGCCGCGGCAGAACGGCAAGAACGGCGTCATCGAGGTCCGCGAGCTGTACGGCATGGTGGCCCTCGGCGAGAAGTTCCTGCACACCGCTCACGAGGTCAAGACGGCCCGCAAGGCGTTCATGCGGCTGGCGTCGTTCTTCGAGAACGAGCGCAAGTTCCCCGAGCTTGCCGCGATGGTCAAGGGGATCCGCAAGACGAATGGTCAGGAGGCCATCGTCTTGACGAACGGCGGCTCGGTCGAGTTCGTCGCCCGATCGCGCGGGTCGGGCCGTGGCTACACCGTCGACGTCCTGGTGATCGACGAGGCGCAGGAACTGACGGACGAGCAGCTCGAGGCTCTCCTGCCGACGATCTCGGCGGCGCCTCTGGGTAACCCGCAGACGATCTACACGGGAACGCCTCCTGGCCCCGGTTCGCCTGGCGACGTGTTCACTCGCACCCGCGACCTTGGCGTCAAGGGCAAGGACAAGCGCCTGTCGTGGCACGAGTGGTCGGTCGACGGCGCGGTGAACATCCACGACCGCTCGTACTGGGCGGCGACGAACCCGGCTCTCGGCAAGCGGTTGAACGTGACCGTGATCGAGGACGAGCTCGCGGCGATGTCGGAGGACGGCTTCGCGCGCGAGCGTCTCGGACGATGGGCATCGGCCTCGAGCGCAGCCTGGTCGGTTGTCGACGAGGGCGCCTGGTCTGCGATCGGCGTCACCGACCCACCGGCCACGGGTCGCGTGTCCTACGGCGTGAAGTTCTCCCTTGATGGCTCGAGGGTGGCGCTCGCGGTTGCTCAGCGCGACGAGGACGGCCCGGTGCACGTCGAGGTGATCGACGAGCAGCCGATGTCGCTCGGCACGGCCTGGCTTGTCGACTGGCTCGCTGAGCGCTGGCGTCACGCCGCAGCGATCGTGATCGATGGCAAGTCGGGCGCCGGCTCCTTGGTGAACGACTTGCGCGAGCGTGGCGTCCGGTCGTCCGCACTCATGACCCCGACCGCCGATCAGGTCATCACGGCACACGCGGGTCTGCTGAACGCGATCACTTCCGGCACTGTCACGCGCTTCGACGACCCGGGCCAGGCGGTGCTGACCGCTGCGGCGGCAGGTGCCGGCAAGCGTGCGATCGGCACGGCCGGCGGCTGGGGTTGGAAGCCGGTAGGCGAGGCGGATGTGACGCCGCTCGAGGCGGTGACGATGGCGCACTTCGGCGCGGTCGGTGTGAAGGCGCGCAAGGTCCGAACCGGTGAGGCGATGTTCCAGTGAGGGGCGGTGAGTCATGGCTCTGAGCAAGGACAAGGCGCTCGATGCCGTGAAGACCGTCCTCGAGGTTCAGCGCACGCAGGAGATGCCCCGACTGTCTCGCATCCGTGAGGCGCTCAAGACGGAGCATGCTGGTGACCCGTGGGTTCCGACGGTGCAGATCCCCGAGGATGCCCCGCCGCTGATGAAGGAGATCGCGCGCAAGTCGCGGACGAACTACCTGCCGCTGCTGGTGAAGACCTTCTCGCAGGTGATGAAGCTCGACGGGTGCGCGTTCTCGTCAGACGAGGGCGGCACGGATCCGTGGGTGTGGTGGCAGCGCAACCGGATGGATTCGCGCCAGACGGGCCTGACTCGCTCGGTGCTGTCCTACGGTGCGGGCTACGCGACGGTACTGTCCGGAACGTACGGGCGCGGCCTCAAGGGTCCGTCGGTGTCTCTGTTCTCGCCGCGTGACATGACCGCGGTGTACGCAGACCCAGAGTCGGACGAGTGGCCGATCCTGGCCGTCTCGGTCGACGAGCGCGCGTCGGGGACGATCGTGACACTGTACGACGAGGAGCAGATGTACCGCTTCGGCGTCGAAGGTAAGCCGGGTCCGCGTTCGTCCTGGCCGTCGTTCTCGGTGCCATACCTGTCGGGTCGGCTCACGTACATCGACGCCCTGTCGCACGGGACCGGTGCGGCTCCGGTGGTGCGCTACCGGGATCGGAACCTGCTGGCTGGCGAGGAGCAGTTCGGCATCGTCGAGCCCCTCATGACGGTGCAGGAGCGTCTCGACGAGACCACGTTCCAGATGCTCGCCACCCAGTACGTGCAGCTCTTCAAGCAGCGCTACGTGATCGGCTGGGTGCCGAAGACCGAGCGGGAGCAGCTCAAGGCTGGCGCCGCACGGATCTGGTACATCGACGAGGACCCGGCTGACGTCAAGGTCGAGGAGCTTCCCGGCGGGACGGTGCAGCCGTACATCGACTCGCGCAACTCGGCTCTGCGTGACTTCTCAGCGATCGGTCAGGTGCCGGTGCAGACGTTCGGGATCGACGGCCTGTCGAACATATCGGACGCCACACTGGCGGGGCTCGAGGCTGCGAAGAACCGTGAGGGCGACGAGATCAAGACGTCGCTCGGTGAGTCGCACGAGCAGATGTTGCGCCTGTGCGCCCAGATCGACGGCAACGAGACGGCAGCCGACGATTACGAGGCCGAGGTTCGCTGGCGCAACTTCGAGGCGCGCTCGTACTCGCAGACGGTCGACGGCATCACGAAGCTCGGCCAGATGCTCGGCATCCCGACCGAGGATCTGCTCGAGGACATCCCCGGCATGACTGGTACTCGCCAGGAGCGGATCGCGGACTCGCTGCGTCGAACGAAGGCCCGCGAGACGGTGGCCGCCCTGACGAAGCCCGCCGTGACGATCGCACCCGCGGCTGATGGACCAGTCGGATCTTGACCGGTTCCGCGCGACAAACGCGCGGATCGTCGATCTCGCGGGCAACCAGCTCGACGACTTCTGGGCGTCGCTGGACCTCACGAAACCCGAGGTGTGCCGCAACGAGATCATCGCGTTCCTGACGGACCTGATCGGCTCGCAGGGCGATGTGGCGGCTGTAGTTGCCGCCGACTGGTACGAGGATCTGCGCGAGCAGGCCGGCGTGAGCGGGCGGTTCGTGCCCTCGTTGGCCGCGACCGTGAGCGCGGACCGCATCGAGTCGACCGTCCGCTTCGGTGCCCAGCATCTGTTCACGGATCACCCGGAGCAGACGCTCGCGTTCCTGGCGAACAAGACGTCGAAGTACGTGCTGCAGCCGGGACGCGACACCATCGCGGCGGCCGCGTACCGCGACCCCGCGGCGAGCGGTTGGAAGCGTGTGGCGCGACCGGGGTCGTGCAAGTTCTGCCGGATGCTCGAGGGGCGCGGCGGGGTCTACAAGGAGGCCACCGCGCACTTCGCGTCACACGGCGACTGCCACTGTGCGGCTGTCCCGTCGTGGGATCGACATGCACCGGAGGTCGATGCCCGCGCCTACGTGGCGTCGCGGCGCACCTCGCAGATGACGCCTGAGCAGCGCGCTCGGCATACGGCCCGCGTCCAGGACTTCCTGACGCGCATGGCCTGAGACTTCCGCCCCCGCAACGGGGACGGGCTAACCCGCAACGGGGAGATCAACCATGTCCGAGCAGACCCCTGCGCCCGCAACGGGCAACGAGGCACCCACCACCATCCCGGCCGAGGCATCCGTCGAGGAGCCGAAGCCGACCGAGACCGTCGACTTCTGGAAGCAGAAGGCGCGCGAGCAGGAGGGGCGAGCCAAGGCGAACGCCGAGGCAGCCAAGCGGCTCGCGGAGATCGAGGACGCGCAGAAGTCCGAGGCACAGAAGAACGCCGACGCCCTCACGGCCGCCCAGCGGGCGGCTGAGGAGAGCAAGGCGGAGGCGCTGCGTTACCGGGCTGCTGCGACGCACAAGGTGAGCGAGGACTACTTCGACCTGCTCGGCACCGGTGACGCGGACGCGATCAGCGACCGTGCGCGCCGTGTGGGTGAGCTCGTGTCCGCGAAGGCGGAAAACGAGCAGCTCCGAGCCGAGATCGCCGCCCTCCGAGAGGGCAAGCCCGCACCAACGCAGAGCCGCCCCGTTGCGGACCTCAAGCCCGGTGCGACCCCCGAGAGCGACTCGGACGAATCCGAGCAGCTCTACCGGTCCCTGTTCCCGCAGGGCTGACACCACAAGCCAAGAAAGTGAGGGCCAGCAATGGCTGAGTACCTTCCGCTCCACATCCCGGGCAAGGCGATCACTCGCCAGGCGTCCGGCACCATCACCGGCGGCCAGCTGGTCATCGTCTCCGGCTCGGGCACCGTCGCGGCCGGTTCCGCGGCGACCCACCTGTGGCTCGGTGTCGCGGCGTTCGACGCCGCCTCCGGCGACAGCGTGACCGTCTACTCCGAGGGCGTCCAGCGCCTCACGGCGACGGGTTCCATCACCGCCGGCCAGCTCGTCGAGGCCGCCGCATCGGGCACGGTCGCCGCACACACCAACGGCACGAACGACTTCAACGTCGTCGGCCTCGCCCTGACCACCGTCACCACCGGCCAGCTGGTCGAGGTCGACTTCCTGCGCTGAGCGCGGGCTGACACGAAAGGAGCATCACCGTGCCGTACATCTACCCGGCTGGCGCGCCGAGCATCTCCGGCGACATCGTCTCCATCTCTCGCTTCCTCAACAGCCCGACGCTGGTGGCCCGCCGCCTGCGCGAGCTCGTCGAGCAGCGCTACATCGCGGACGCCCTGCTGTCCGCCCGGCTCAACGTCGAGGGCGGCGCCGTCGTCTACGAGACGGGCGAGTCGATCTTCACGGGCGACAACCCGCGCGCCGTCGCGCCCGGTGCGGAGTACCCGCTCACGGGTCTCCCGTCCGGTGTCGCGTCCGTCGCCAAGACGGTCAAGTGGGGCCAGGACACCAAGGTGTTCGACGAGGCGATCAAGCGTCAGGGCATGCGCCCGGTCGACCGCGCCTTCACGAAGCTGGCGAACCAGAACGTGAAGTTCATCGACTCGGTCGCCCTGTCCGCGATCTCCACGGCGGTCACGCAGACCACGGCCGCCGCGGCGGTGTGGACGACCGCGACGGCCGCGCAGATCTTCAAGGATGTCGCGCTCGCGAAGGCGAACATCGTCGCCCTGAACCAGGGCTACGACCCGGACACCGTGGTCGTCTCCGACCTCGCGTGGGCCAACGCGCTGTCGGCCTTCGTGGCGGCGGGCTACATGTCGCGCGAGAACGCCGGGTCGAACCCGGCGCTCACGGGTGACTTCCCGGTCATCAACGGCCTGCGCTGGCTCGTCACCCCGAACCTGCCCACCGCGGCCACCGGCCTGGTCCTCGACTCGAAGGCTCTCGGCGGCATGGCCGACGAGGACCTGGGTGGCCCGGGCTACGTCAAGGACGGCGGCATCGGCGTCGAGACCAAGACGATCCGTGACGACGACGCTGACGGGTGGAAGCTGCGCGCGCGGCGCGTGACGGTCCCCGTCGTCATCGAGCCGGCCGCGGCCTGGAAGCTGACGGGTCTGGGCGCCTGATGGCGCTCGAGGCCATCGTCCCCCTCGTCATCACGAAGGACGGGGAGGGCAAGGACGTCTACCTCTACTCGGGTTCGCCCGTGCCGGGTGGCGTCAGCGAGGACGAGGTCAAGCGCCTCGTCGAGGGCGGGTTCGTCGAGGACACCGCCAAGAGCACGGCGAAGAAGTGAGAGGAGGGGCCGTCGATGGCTGACCTGGCAACCACCACGGATGTCGCGAACCGTTGGCGGCCCCTCTCCGCTTCCGAGCTCACGCTCGCTGCGGCGCTCCTCGCAGACGCCTCGGACATCATCCGCGTGCGCTTCCCCGACGTGGACTCCCGCATCTCATCCGGTGCGCTCGCGACGTCGACGGTCGTCCGGATCGCCTCGGGCATGGTCCGCCGCGCGATGCTGAACCGCGACATGGAGGGCGTCACTCAGGGTTCTGAGGGCGTGGGTCCGTTCACGCACTCGCAGACGTTCGCGAACCCGAACGGCAACTTGTATCTGACTGCGGAGGACGTGCGCACCCTTGAGGGGGCATGGTCGCCGCAAGTGCAGATGGGCTGGCTCCTGTGATGCTCGGCGAGTCCGTTGTCCGCATCCGCCCCACCGCCAGCGCCCCGGATCGCTACGGCAATCCGACCACGACGGACACTGAGACGACACTCACCGGTGCCGCGTTCGACCCGGGTGGATCACGTGAGCCCGTCGAGGTGGGCCGCGCGTCGGTAGTCACTACCCCCAAGCTCTACTTCCAGTCCACGCCCGACCTGACGTCCTCGGACCGGGTCAGGGTCCGCGGGCTGACGTACACGGTCGAGGGCAACCCGGCCGTCTGGATCTCACCGTTCACGAACGTCACGGCGGGATTAGTCGTCGAGTTGAAGGCGGTGGCGGGCTGATGGCGAATCCTCGCGTCGTCGTGCACGGCCGCGAGGTCGCAGCGCTGCTCAAGAGCGCGGAGATCCGTGCTGAACTGACGAGCCATGCCGACCGTGTGGTGGCTGCAGCGAAGGCGTCGGCCCCGGTGGCGACCGGCGAGTACCGCGACTCCATCCACCGCGAGTCTGCAACGACGGACCGTGCTGTCGAGCGCGTCGTCGCCTCTGCGCCGCATGCTCGTGTCGTTGAGGCACGCACTGGCAACCTGGCTCGCGCGCTCAATGCTGCGGGTGGCGCCTGATGCCCGGCATCGTCTGGCCTGACATCGAGGCCGCTTTCATCACGTACATGAAGGCCATGCTCGCCGCACGACCCGAGTCCTATGCGTCTGGCGTGACGGTGTCGAACAAGATGCCCACCACGCGCCCCGCTCGCGCCGTGATCGTGCGCGACGACGGCGGTCCGGCACTCGGTGATGTCCGCGCGGTCGCACGGATCGGTGTGAACGTCTGGGCTGCGACGCCCGCCGACACGTCCGACCTGGCCGCGCTGGTCGTCGCCCTGATCGCTGCATGGCCCAACGGCGCCCCTGTGATCGCGGCGTCGGTGAACCGGCCGTACCCGGTGCAGGACGAGTCGGGCCAGACGGTTCGCTACCTGACCGCCGAGCTGACGATCCGCAGCGACGTCACTGTCTGACCCCCCCGTTCTTCGGCCGCGCGCACGACCGGATGCACCAACCCCAGCAGACAGCCCGTGCGCTGTCACGTCCACAGAAGGAGTGAGCAATGGCTCTCACCGCATCCAACGTGCGCACGGGCATCAGTGGCGAGGTTCTCGTCGGCCTGACGACCGCCACCGCCCCTGCCACCGCCGCCGCGACCGCGACCGGGTTCTCCGGTCTGGGCTACCTGTCCTCGGACGGTCTCGTGCCGGCGATCGACAAGTCGACCAACGACATCAAGGCGTGGCAGAACAACGCCACCGTCCGCACCGTGACAACCGAGGCGAAGGTCACCTACAAGTTCACGCTGATCGAGACCAGCAAGGCGACGATCGAGTTCGCGTTCGGGACGACGGTCACGCAGACGGTCACCGAGGGCACGTACACGATCGACCCGAACGCCACCGGTGGTCGCCGATCGTTCGTGTTCGACGTGATCGACGGCTCGAACCTGCACCGCGAGTACGTCGCCGAGGGCGAGCTGACGGAGATGTCCCCGAGCGGCTTCGTCAACGGCGAGGCCACGTCCTACGAGTGCACGGTCACGGCGTACACGAACCCCGTCGTGCACGACACCGCGCTCAAGTCCTGACGATCCACCTCCCCCTGCTGCTCTGCGCGGACGGCGGGGGGAGGTGCTCCACCCATCCGCGCCAACCCATCCGCGCACACGAGAGGCGGCACGCGCATGCCCGCACCCAAGAAGCCCCAGGACCACAAGGCGCCGGCCGCGGCTGGCTACCAGTTCGAGTGGCAGGGCAAGACGTACACCCTGCCGCCCGCGAGCCAGGCGCGCGAGGCCCTGCCTGGTCGCGTGCTGCGTGACGCCGTCCTCGAGGATGGCGGCGACCTCAAGCTGATGTTCCTGGCGCTCGAGGCGGTCGATCCCGGCGAGGGTGTCCTGGACGCCCTGTACTCGATGCCGAGCTCGGAGACGCTGCGGATCGGCCTGGACTGGTTCGGCAACTCGGTCGACGAGTCGGGGGCGACGCTCCCCCAATCGTGAGGCTCCTCGCCGCTGTCGATGAGGCGCGGGGAGCGTTCGAGTACGACTGGCGCACGCGATTCGGTGTCCCGTTCGATGTGCCGGCGACGATGTCGTTCGGGGAGGCGTGGCGGCTCACTCTCGAGCTGATGAAGGAGCCGACGTCGCACGTGTGCGCGGCGATCGGCGCGAGGTGGGAGTACCCGCTGTCGCGTGAGGCGATGGCGCTGATGGACCTGCATGACTCGTTCGTGCAGGTGCACGCGGACCCCAAGCAGCCGAAGCCGACGCCGTACCCGCGCCCCTGGGACGCGCCGACGTCGCGCGCCCTGGGCAAGGACGTGTCCCTGACGGTCGAGCAGTACCGCGCCCTACGCGCACGAGTCGAGACGGGAGATGTCGATGGCCGCTGAGATCGCATCCGCCTACGTCGCGATCCTGCCGTCGTTCCGCGGTGGCTCGCGTGCGATCCAGGACCAGCTCGACCAGCCCGCTCGCCGCGCCGGCGTCGGCGGCGGTCGCGCCTATGGCTCCGGGATGAGCGAGGGTATCGGTGGCACAGCGAAGAAGATCTTCGCGCCACTGGCTGCCGCGTTCGCCGGGGCGAAGGTGGTCGACTTCTTCAAGGATGCGATCGGCGGCGCCTCGGACCTGAACGAGGCGAGCACGAAGACGCAGGCGATCTTCGGCAAAGCGACCGACTCGGTGAACAAGTTCGCCGCGGGTGGGGCGAAGGCGCTGGGGCAGACGCAGCTACAGGTGCTCGATGCTGCGGCATCGTTCGGGACGTTCGGCAAGGCGGCCGGCAAGACGGGTCCGGACCTGGCGAAGTTCTCGACGAAGCTCGTGGGCCTGTCGACGGACCTCGCCTCGTTCTACAACGTCGACCCCGCTCAGGCCGCCGAGGACATCTCGGCCGGCCTGCGCGGCGAGGCTGAGCCGCTGCGCAAGTACGGCATCCTGCTCGACGATGCGTCTCTGCGTGCGGAGGCGATGCGCCAGGGTCTGATCAAGACGACGAAGACCGCGCTCACCCCACAGAACAAGGTCCTCGCAGCGAACGCGCTCATCTTCCGCTCCACCAAGGATGCCCAGGGCGACTTCAAAAGGACGTCGGGCGGCCTCGCGAACCAGCAGCGCATCCTCGCGGCGTCATTCTCGGACCTCAAGACGAACATCGGCAAGGCGTTCCTTCCGGTCATTGTGAACGTCGCGAAGTTCATGAACGACAAGGTGGTGCCCGCGCTCTATACCGCGAAGGATGCGGTTGCTGGCCTGTTTCAGCGCTTCAAGGACTCGGGCGGTCTGGACAAGGTCAAGGCGATCTTCGTCGGGATCGGTGGCGCCGCGGCTGACCTGTTCCAGAAGTTCAAGGATGGCGGCGGCATCGAGAAACTCAAGGCCGTGTTCACCGGGGTTGCCTCGGCGGCGAGGGCTCTGGGCGGGTACGTGACGGGCACTCTGGTCCCGGCGTTCCAGTCGGTCATCGGGTGGGTCCGAAACAACGGCGACGTCGTCAAGACGTTCGGTGTGGTCATCGGCACGATGGTGCTCGGCTGGAAGGCGTGGACCACGGCGGTGAAGCTGTGGGGTGCGGCCACTCGCATCGCCGCAGCCGTCCAGGCCACGTTCAACGCAGTGATGGCCCTGAACCCGATCGGCATCATCATCCTCGCGATTGCGGGCCTGGTGGCCGGCCTCGTCTACTTCTTCACGAAGACGAAGACGGGCCAGAAGATCTGGGGCGACTTCACGGCGTTCCTGACTTCGGCGTGGGAGAAGATCAAGGGCGCGTTCGCGAAGGGCTGGGCCGCGATCAAGGACTTCCTCGGTCGGGCGTGGGACTTCATCAAGAAGGTGTGGGGCTACTCGCCGTACGGGCTGATCATCAACAACTGGGGCAAAATCAAGTCGTACTTCTCCGGTGCGGTCGACCGCATCAAGGGCTTCTTCTCGTCAGCCTGGGACTTGATCAAGAAGGTCTGGAACTACACCCCGTACGGGATCATCGTCTCCCATTGGGGTGCGATCAAGGACAAGTTCTCGTCGTTCATGTCCAGCATCAAGGGCTTCTTCCAGAGCGCGTGGGACAAGATCAAGACGGTCTTTGGCTATACCCCGTACGGCATCATTGCCAAGAACTGGGGCAAGATCGTCGGTTACCTCAAGGGCCTGCCCGGCAAGGTGACCTCGGCGCTCTCGGGCCTGTGGAACGGCGCCGGCTCCGGTCTCCGCTCAGCCCTGAATGGCGTCATCGGCCTGTGGAACAGCCTGCCGTCGTTCAAGATCCCGTCGGTCAAGATCGCCGGTAAGACGATCGGCGGCGGCTCGATCAGCCTCCCGCACGTGCCCTACCTCGCGACCGGCGGCATCGTCACGGCCCCGACGCTGGCGATGGTCGGTGAGGGCCGAGAGGCCGAGGCGGTCCTGCCGCTGTCGAAGCTCGAGGCGATGCTCAACGGTCGCGGCGGCTCGGGCGTGCACGTCACGGTCCAGGGCGACGTGCTCGACCCGTGGGCCATGGCGAAGCGGCTCGACCGAACCATCGAGGACCGGCTCGCGATCGAGGGTCTGCGGGGTGCGCTGTGACGTACATCGTCTACGCGAACGCCCCGATCCCTCCCGCGCCGGTCCCGTCCCCGTGGGTTGGTCTCACCCAGACGTTCACCGACTGGGAGGGAAACGTCTGGGATCTGACGGACTACCAGGCCGCGGGCGTCATCTTGGCGGCCGATGGTCTGCGCGGCCTGTCGGACCCGGAGGTCGAGGACTTCACGGACGAGGCAGCGGGTGTCGACGGGCAGCGCTTCCGGGGCTTCCGGGTCAAGGCGCGCGAGTGCCTATGGAACCTGGTCGTCTTCTCGGAGGCGTCGTCGGCGGAGTTCATGGAGCGCGACCGTGCCCTGGGCCGCGCGCTTCGTCCGGGTCGCTACGGCACATGGACGGTCTCGCAGGACGACGGCACGTCCCGGTCACTGCGGGTGCGCATCGTCCCTGGTGGCGACACGGTGTTCGACCGTGACCCGGTGCAGGCCGGCTGGGCTGCGTACCAGGTCAAGCTCGTGGCGGACGACCCGTACTGGTACGGCGACCCGGTGCCGCGCGAGTTCTCGGTGGAGACGCCGATCAACTTCACGCAGACGGAGGACGCGGCACAGGACGGGTTCTACGTCTGGGGTGGCGCGTCGACGTCTGAGGCGTCGATCGAGAACGACGGCGACGTGCCTGCGTGGCCCGTGTGGACTGCGGTCGACGCGCTCACGTCGCCTGTCGTGGGTGTCGGCAGCAAGACCATCGCGATCCCGACGCAGACGGGCGGGCACACGATGGTCGTCGACACCTCGCCCACGGTCCGCACGGCGCTGCTCGATGGTGTGGATGCGACCGGGAGCCTGAGCGCGGCCGAGTTCGCCCCGATCCCCGAGGGTGGCGTTCAGGCGCTGTCGGTGACGGCGACGGGCACGGGCACGGTCCGGGTGCAGATCCGCCCGCGCTACTTCCGGGCGTGGTGAGCGTGGACTCCGAAATTCAGCCGTTCCGGGTGACCGTTTACAGCAAGGCGTTCGCACGCAAGGGGTGGGTCGACAGTCCGACGAACCTGACTGTGGCGCTGCGGTGGAACGGCATCGGCACGGCGTCGCTGACGGTCCCGGCGAGTCACCCGCGTGCGGTCGACCTCATGACGCCCGGCGCGCGCGTCGTCATCGAGCATGACGTCGCCTGGGACACAGATGGTGCGTCGAGCTGGAAGCACGTGCTGTCCGGGCCGGTCGTCTCGTACCAGTCACAGGGGCCGGCGGTCGGCTCGTCGATCACGTTCAACGTCTCGGACGACTGGCGGATCCTGCGCAACGTCCTGGGCTGGCCGGTGCCAGGTTCGGCGATCGGCTCGCAGTCGGGCTCGGAGTACGACACGCGCACGGGCGCCGCTGAGACGGTCGCAAAGGCGTTCATCACGGCGAACGCAGTAACGCGCCTGGGTCTGCCGGTGACGGTCGAGGCGACGCACGGGTGGGGCTCGAGCATCACCGTGGCGATGCGCATGGACCCACTCGCGGACAAGCTCTTCCCCGCGGTCGAGCAGGCCGGCGTGGGGCTCACGGTGCGCCAGTCGGGTTCGGGCCTGCTCGTCGAGGCCCGCCAGCCCACAACCCGGCCGCAGGTGCTCACCGAGGAGTCAGCCGCGGTCCGTTCCTGGTCGCTGTCGACATCCTCACCCGACGCCACACGCACGGTCGTCGGCGGCCAGGGTGACGGCACGGCGCGCACGTTCCGGGTCGTCACGGACTCGACGGCTGAGACGGCGTGGGGCGACAAGATCGAGGGTTTCCAGGACGCCACGGACGCCGCGACGACCGCGCTCCTGGACGCACGAGGCGCACAGGCGAACGCGGAGAACGCCGCGAAGTCCGGGCTGTCGGTCGAGCTCGCAGACACGCCCGGCCTGCGTCTCCTGCGCGACTTCCAGATGGGCGACGTCCTCACGCTCGCGGTCGGTGGCGTCACGGTCACCGACACCTTGCGCGAGGCGACTCTCTCGTGGTCCGCGACTGACGGCGTGCAGGTCACACCTTCGGTCGGCGGTTGGGATGCGACACCGGGCAGGCAACTCATGGACGTGATCACGCGCATGGTGCGCGCGGTCGCCAAGCAGCAGAAGCGCTGAGGGAGCGACGATGACCAACGACGCCACGACGAACGTCGGGTTCAAGGGGCCGATCACCAGCGCACAGCTCCCGCTCGTCCAGGCGCAGTTTGCCCGGTACGCGATCCAGGGCGCTGGCGACCTCAAGGTGACGGCCGCGGTCGGCACGCGCGCGCTCAAGGTGGCGGGCGGCTCGGCGTGGGGTGACGGGATCCTGTCGACGTGGGGCAGCACGGACTACCCCCTGAACGGCACGGCCGTCGCGTCGTCCGGCTACCGCTGGGACACGGTCTACATCCGCCGCACCTGGCAGCCCGCTTCTTCCCCCACCGGCAAGGCGGAGATCACCCTCGTGCCCGGGGCTGCGACGAAGGCGGTCTACGGGCGCACGTCGAACGCGGGCGTCACGGGGCAGACGTCCGACCAGCCGCTCGCCCTCGTGCGGTTCGACTACGGCTCGAACGCGGTCACGGAGATCGTGGACCTGCGCGTGTGGGGTGCGAACGGCGGCCTGTACGCGAACACGGTCGACGCGGTCAACGCCTACGCTGCGGCACCGGGTACGCAGATCCGGGTGGGTGACGTCCTGTACTGCCGCGTGGTCGACGCGTCCTCGGGTGCGACCTCATGGAGCGTCATCGACCTCGGCAAGCTGCAGTCCCTGTCCACGACCAACGGCACCACGGCTCGCATCTACCCCACCGGCGAGTACGGCACGGGCGCCCAGCTCTCGGTGAGCAACGACGGCGGCTACTCGATGTACTTCCAGAAGCCCAACGGCACGGGTGGCGTGACGACGCTGTTCGGCGTGAACAGTTTTGGGCAGATCACCGCGGGGCTCCTGGACTACACGAAGCTGAACGGTGAGGTCGTCAGCACGGCGTTCGGCCACTCGCTGTCGGGTTACGCGGTCGTGGCGGACTACACGAAGATCATCCGCAGGGGTGACGAGCGCGAGATGTTCCTCGGGATCCGCTCCGGGGCCAACCGGACGATCGACGCCTACGGTCAGTCGGCGGACCTGGACCTGTTCGACATCAACGCGGAGGACAGCCCGCGCGGCCTGGTGCCCGTCACGATCGGCTACCGGGCCGCTCGCAACGGCACGATGGTGGCGGTCGGCGATCTGGGGACGCTGGTGCAGGGCTTCGGGTACATCAACGCTTCGGGCCTGGTGCGGTTCTCGTTCGGTGCACCGAACTGGTCGGCGCTGTCGATGACGGTCGGCTCGAACACTCCGACCTTCTACGTCCACGCGAAGTGGTCGGTCGTCGAGTGAGGCTCAACAGCAACCGCGGCGCGTTCCTGCTGCTGCTCGGCGCGGTCCACCTGATCGTCGGCGTGACGTACATCGTCCCGAACCCGACCCCCGGCGTGGTCGACTCGCTCGGCATCATCACTCAGTACGGCGTCCCGGTCTGGGTGGCCGGGATCCCGTGGATCCCGGCGGCCGTGATCGCCTGGGTGTCGGCGTTCCGGCGCTCCGGCAAGGACCGCCTCGGCTTCCAGGCGCTCGTGTCGATGGACGTCATCTGGACGTGCGGCTACATCGCGTCCTGGTTGCTCGCCGACTACAGCAGGGGCTACCTGCTCGCCACGCTGTTCGCCGCCATCGGTGGCGGCGTGGTCGCGGTCGCCGGGATGCCGAACCCGGGTGACGTGATGGACGTGCACAGGGAGCACCAGTGAATGCCGGGGCGTGGAGTGCGATCGCGGCTGCCGTCACGACCATCGGCGTGATCCTGGTCGGCAAGTTCACGGGGCGCTCGACGGAGCGCGCAGCGGAGGTGACCGACGAGGGCAAGTTCCGGCAGCAGTTGATGGAGCGTGTGAGCAGCCTCGAGGCCCGCGTGTCCACCGTCGAGGCGCAGTCGGATGCCCGTCTCGCGTTCATCAACGTCCTTGAGAACCACATCTGGCTCGGCAAGCAGCCGCCCCCGCCGCAGCGCCCGCCCGGCATCTGACCCCACCCACTCCCGACCCCGCACCACCCGGTGTCGGGGTGCTCGTCATGCCCGGAGGTTCCTCATGCGCAGCAACAACGGCTGGACCACGTTGCCCGTCGCGACGTCGGCCCTGATGAAGATCACCGTCGGCAAGCACTCGACGAAGGTCCGCAAGGGTTCGTCGGGCTACCTGCTGCGGTGGGTGGCTCGTCAGATCGACGAGTCGGTGGAGTCGTGCGTGACGCTGTACGGCTGGCGATCGTCCGCCGAGAACCGCGCGGCCCGCGGCGTCACCGACTCGAACCACCTGTCGGGGACGGCCATCGACTACAACGGCGGCAAGCACCCCTACGAGCTCAAGCTGCCCGCCCATGCCCGGTTCGACAACTACAACTCCGGCTGGTCGGGTGCGGACGTCAAGGCGATCCACGGCATCCTCAAGGCTGCGGGGGGTCTGGTCGCCTGGGGCAACGACGTGTCGTCGCGCTACCGGGTGGGCGTGCGCGATGCGATGCACTTTGAGGTCCGCGGCTCGTCGGCTGCGGTGAGCGCTCGGGTCGCGAAGCTGTCTGGCGGCACGGTCAAGGTCGACGTCGACTCCGGCCACACGCTCATCGGGCGCAAGACCCCGTCGACCAAGGGCAAGGCGCTGTACGAGCGCGCCCGCGGCTTCAAGATCACCTACACCTCCTGCGTGTGGCGCGAGGGCCGTCTGTGGCTGCGCACCCGCTTCGGCACGTACTACGCGGCCGACCTCACCACGTTCTGACCCCTCACCCCTCGAGCCCAGGAGTCGTCATGCCCTTCACCGAGAAGAAGACCACCAGCACGACCACCGTGCCGGTCACCCTGTCCGCAGGCTGGCGGTTCGCCATCTACCTCGTCTCGGGCATCTCGTCTGCGGGCCTCGCGCTCGCGGTGAGCCTGGGCTGGATCACGGCCACCGAGGGTGTGGCGTGGGGTTCGTTCGTCGGCACCGTGTCGGGTCTGCTCGCGGCCTCAAACGTCACCAAGGCGGTCGACGAGCCTGAGTACTTCGAGCCTGTCGAGGACGTGGCCGGCGACGCTCCGGTCGAGGGCTGACCCATGCCCACAATCACCGTCCAGTTCGGGCCGCTGATCGCGGTCGACCCGAACACGGGTCTGCCGACGACGACCCTGCGCGGCCAGTCCGGGCAGATCGTCCTCAAGGGCACGACGACCGTCGTGCCGGTCTACGAGGACCAGGCCAAGACGCTGCCCATCGCATCGTCGTCCCTGACCATCACGGACAACTCGTTCATCGGGAAGTTCTGGGCCGACATCACCGCATACGACCCGTCTGGCTACCAGTTCGACTGGTACGACGGGACGAATCGGGTGGGTGTGTGGTCGCCCGAGGGGCTGCTCGCTGCGGCTCTGGCGGCGGCGAGTGCGGCCGAGGGTGCTGCGGCTGCGGCTTCGTCGGCGGTGGCGTCGGAGTTCGCGGACCAGACGGCTGCAGCCCAGGCGGCGCAGGCTGCGGCCGAGTCCGCTGCCGCTGTGGCGACGGCGGCCGGTGCGGCGCTGCCTGACGGTGGCACCCCGAACGTCGACATCCTGTGGCGCGGTCCAACGTCCCGAACGGGCATCTGGGCACCAGCACCGACCGGTGGAGGTTCCGGCGTCGTCGACTGGAACGTCAGTGGCTCGATCCTGAACAAGCCCAGCGTCTTCCCGCCCGCCGATCACACCCAGCTCATCGCGTCGATCAGCGACGTGACGGCGTTCGGTCGCGGCATCGTGAAGGCCGCCGATGCCGCCGCGGTCCGCACCCTCATCGCCGCGGCCCCGAACACGGTCGTGTCGTGGCCGGGGAACGGCACGAGCGCCGGTCAGACCGCACCGGGCAACCACACGCACGACCCGTCGACCATCCCATTCACGCCGCCTTCGGGGTCCGCCCTGACCGCGTCGAACATGTTCGACGCGGTCGTCCAGGCTGCTGCACTCGGCGGCACGGTCGTCAGCGACACCCTGAACGTCACCTACGCGTCTGGTGCGTACCCCACCCAGCCGGTGACCGCCCCCACGGGCGTCAAGTTCCGGATCTTCCGCGGCCCCGTCCAGTACACGGGCGCGACGTGGTCCGGGGTCATCGACGAGTACCGCTACGTCGCGCTGACGTGAGGTGACCCGTGCCTGATCCGATCCCCGGCGTCGTCTACACGCGCATCCACCCGAACACCACCTGGACGGCGCTCGGGCGCCCGTCCCTGCCCGGTTCGACGGCCGTCTACCCGGCCGACGACCTGTTCCCGTCCGACTCGCTCTACCCGGCAGGAGACGACTGATGGCCTACACGAAGCAGGGGCCGTTCAACAACGGCGGCGCCCCGTCCCTGTCGGCTGCCCGGCTGACGGCCATGGACCAGGGCATCTCTGACGCCCACGACGCGCTGTCGTCGCTGGGCCGCGGCGTCGCCCTGGACTCGTTCCCAGGCAGCACCGACGACGCGAAGCTCACGGCCGCGATGTCGTCGGAGGCCGCGCAGACGTACCCACGCCCGATCCTGCTGGGGCCGCGCGCGTACACGTTCAACCAGGCCCGCACCCTGTACGACGGGTTCGCCCTCATCGGCATGGAGGGCATGTCGAACGCCGAGCTGTCGTCGGCTGGCACGTCCAAGACGCGCGTGACGACGTCGGTCGGTTCGACGTGGCTGTCCGCGAACGGTGGCGCCCGCTCGGGCTCCCAGCAGTGGGACGTCACCATCCGCAACATCGCGTTCACGGGCTCGTCCTCGACCCAGTGGCTCGGCGGTTCGGCGGTCATCTGGTGCATGAACCTCAAGGACCTGTCGTTCACCGGCTACAAGTCGATCCTCGGGTCGCAGGCCACCAAGCTCCTGCTGAACCTGTGCCTGTTCGACGGGTGGCTGTCGTTCAACAACTCCTACAACGGGGCCATCCACATCGGCGGGTCGGACAACAACCTGTTCATGGGGATGACGAACATCGACTCCGGGACGGCCTACGTGTCCGCCGGCGGGTCGAACGGCCAGTACCACCTGTGGCTCGACGGGCTCGAGAAGACGCAGATCGGCCCCATCTACCTGACGGCTGAGGGCGGCTGGAACGGCATCCGCGTCTCCGGGACCGCGTACAACACGACGAGCTCGAACCTCGGCGGCCCGAACTGGATTCATGGCGCGAAGGTCGAGGGCCGCAACTCCGGGGCGCCCTGCAACGGCTCGCTGATCCGCGTCGAGGGCGGCTCCCTGGTCCTGACGGACTCGTGGCTCGGGTACGCGATGGCGTCCCCGTCCACGCCCGGGCACTCCCCGCAGGACGCCGGTGTCGTGCACCAGACCGCCGGGAACGTGGCCCTGCGCGGCTGCACCTACGACCGTGCGGGCGGCGTCGCCGAGACCGTCCCGCTGCTGTACCAGGCCGGCGGCGTCGCCACGTTGAAGGACACCTACGTGGGCGCCAAGGGCGGCACCTGGTCGGGCCTGCCCCGCTACACCGGCTCGAACGTGCGAGCCGACGACTCCGTGACCGCGATCTGACAGGGAGACCACCATGCCTACCGCACTCACCGGCGCCGGGAACTTCACCAGCGCCACCGCCTCCACGGCGGGCTCCCTGACCATCGCGAAGCCGTCGAACGTCGCCAATGGTGACCTGCTCGTCGCGCACGTCCGCTTCCAGAACTCCGGGCAGACGATCTCCTCGCCTGCCGGGTGGACGTCCGTCAACAGCTTCACGACGAACTGGTCGCACGCCGTCTTCATCAAGTACATCCCGACCGCGTCCGCTGAGACCGCGACCGACTACGCGTTCACCGTCGCATCGGGCACGGCCCGCTGGGTGGGTGCGATCTTCCGTGTGACCGGGGCCGACTCGGGCTCCCCGATCCAGGCGACCGGTACCTACTCGTCGCCGTCGGGCACCACCACCTGTGTCATCCCGTCGGTGACCGCGTCGGCGTCCGGGCTGCTGCTCGCGCTCGAGGTCACGAACCTCGGCGCCACGGGCGGCAGTGGGGTCGCGTTCACCCCACCGGCCGGCATGACCACCGTCGGGTCCGCCTACGTGGACAACGGGTCGCAGACGTCGTCCGTGTGGGTCGGCCAGGAGACGCTCTCCGCGGCCGGTGCGACCGGGACGCGCACGATCAGCCACAGCCCGTCGGCCGCCAACTCCGGTGGCCTGCTCGTCGTCGTCGCCGGACCGAACGCCGCCCCCACGGTGTCCGTGTCGCCGACCACGCAGAACGTCTCCGCGGGTGCCACCGTCAACCTGACGGCCACCGCCACCGACGACGGCACCATCGCGTCGTACTCGTGGGCGTTCACCTACCCGACGTCGGGCGCACCGACACTCACCGGTGGGACGACGGCCACCCCGTCGTTCACCGCCGGGTCCGCCGGCGCCCTGTACGTGATCACCTGCACGGTCACGGACAACAACGGTGCGTCCACCACGTCCTCCCCGGTCGAGGTCCGTGTCCCGTCGTCCGCGTCCCCGTACACGGTCGTCCCCACCTCGGGCACCGGCACCGGCACGTGGACCAACACGGGCGGGGCGTCGTCGGAGGGGGCCGCCCTCAACGACGGGTCCGACACGACCTACCTCGAGTCCCCCACCCTGTCCGGGACCGCCACCACCCACCGGATGCGTCGCATCCCGATCACCACCCGCACCGGGTACGTGTTCACCGAGCGGCTCGCCCTGTCGTCGTCCGGCAGCTCGACGGTGAAGGTCCGCTGCTTCCAGGGCGCCACCCAGATCCAGGAGTGGACGCAGGCGATCACCACCACGCCGACGGACTACACGTTCACCGTCACCACCCCGGCGTCTATCACCGACCCCGGGAACGTCTTCGTCGAGATCTACGCGACGAGCTGACCCATGCCCACCCTTCGCTGGTACGCGTCGGGCGGTGCGGACCCGCCCGCAAGCGCCAAGGTCCGCTGGTACGCATCCTCGGGCACGGGCACCGAGTCGACCCCGAAGGTCCGCTGGTACGCGTCCTCCGGGGCCGGTTCGGAGCCCGTCGCCCCGTCGCTGCGCTGGTACGCCTCGTCGGGCACCGGGTCGTCCGCACCGTCGATCCTGGACCTGCCGAACCTGGGCAGCGCCGAACCGTCGACCACGATCACGTTCACCGCGGTCACCGCAGCCGGATCGTCCGTGCCCGACACGTACGTGTGGTCCGTCGCCTGGGTCGACATCGCCGCACCCCTGCCCACCCTGACGACCGTCGGGAACACCGCCACCCTCAAGGTGCCGTCCGTCGCGAACAGCGGCGGCGCACCCGTCGGCGGCACCCTCGCCGTCACCTGCCGCCCCTACAAGGACGCCGTCGCCGGGGCCACGAAGACCGGGTACGTCACTGCACTCCCCCAGCTGTGGTGGACGCGCGTACCCGGCGGCCAGTGGGTCGGGGCGACGTGAGCCATGTGGACCGAGGTCGATGACCGGGACTTCCACCGGTACGCGTACTGCGTGCTGGCTGGCTGGGTGGAGATGATCGCCCCGGCCCGACGCGAGGAAGCGGTGCTGCTCGTGCCTCGTGCCGCCATCACGGCACGGCGGCCCCTGCGCACACGCTCGCTCGCATGGCGTTGGGGGTTCGTCGTGGCCCTCGCGCTCGTTCTGCTGTGGATCGCCGTCTGACGGGAGCCCTGTCGTGTCGTTCGCTGAGAAGTTGGCCGTCGAGGTCGCATCCCGCCGCCTCGGACCGCCGTGCAAGACCTGCACCACGCTCGCCGGCCTGGACGCGGCGGATCTGGCGGCGTACCACGAGGCCCGCCAGTCCGACGTCCCCGTCTCCGTCATCGCGCGCGCCCTCGACCTGCTCCCCGGCACGTACCGCAAGCACCTGACGGACGGCCATGTCGAGCCTCGCTGACCGGCTCCGGGAACAAGCCGCCCTGACCGCCACACAAGTCCCCAGGCGCGTATCGGCCCCAACAGGCTGGGAGCCTGGTGTCCGTTACGAGGCCAACCAGCCCGTCGAAGCCACCGTCGTCGTCCAGGCCATGCCCGAGGACGAGCAGTCGTACCGCGACGAGATCAAACGGGTCACCGGGCTCGAGCTCCCCGACCACCGCGCCGTCGAGATCCTGCAGGTCCGGTACTGGGGCAACCCTGACGCGCCGATGATCTACGTGCGGTTCGGGATCACCGACCGGGCGCCGGCGTCGGCAGAGGCCGCAGACCTCGCCGCCCTGGTGAAGGTGGCTCGCGCGAACCGCAGGAACCGCAGCCCGCTGCTCGGCACCGGGCGCACGCGCATCGTCGTCCCGTCCGACGCCCAGATCGGCAAGGTCGACCACCGCGGCGGCACACCCGAACTGCTCGCGCGGATCGAGAGCATCCTCGGTCAGCTCGACGACCTCATGAAGCGCGAGCCCTGCGACGACGCCGTGGTGGCCGATCCGGGCGATCTTGTCGAGGGCTTCGAGAACACGGCCCAGCAGCAGTTCACCAACGACCTGTCGCTGCCCGAGCAACTGGACCTGGCGAACGTCATCCTCACGGAGATCGTCACGTCCGTCGCGAGTCGCCACGGCAGCACGCGCGTCGCCACTGTCCCGAGCAACCATGCGGCCTGGCGTCGAGGCAAGGACGTGCTCGGGCGGCCCGGTGACGACTTCGGCATCCTGACCCACAAGACCGTCGCCCGAGCACTCACTGGCCGCGACGACATCACCTTCGTCATCCCCGACGCCTGGTCCGAATCGCTCGCGCTCAAGGTCCGCGGTGCCGTGCTCGGGCTCGTCCACGGGCACCAGGCCAAGCCCGGCGGGTTCGGCGCCTGGTGGTCGCAGCAGACTCACGGCGGGATGCCACTCGCCGCGGCCACCATCACCCTCGGCGGGCACTACCACCACCTGCGCGTCGAGCCCTCCGGCGCGATCGACGGTCGCGCGCGCTGGTTCATGCAGGCCCCGACGCTCGACAACGGCTCAAGCTGGTGGGCCAACGGCGCCGGCGGATCCGACTGCGAGGCCGGGCTGCTCACGTTCACCATCGACGACTCGGGTCGGTGGGACAACCTGCACGTCCTGACCGCCTGAGCCAGCGAAACGCAAGAAACGCAACGGGCTCCGCGCATAAGCCGCCCCTCACCCCTCACCGGGTGGGGGGCGGCTTACGTGCGTCTAGGCCGTCCATGCAGTCGAGGCGGCTGGGCTCGGGGTGCGGGTCGGTGCCGACGACGTTGCGGGCGATCCAGGCGTGGATGCGCTCGCGGACCGTCTTGTGTGCACTTCTGTGTGCACCTGGCCCCTGTCCACGTGCTTTCGAGCCGCCGTTCTTAGGTGTATCTTCGCTGCTCAACGTACGTCGAGACATGAGAGCCCCCTGTCGGATTCGAACCGACGACCCCCTGTTTACAAGACAGGTGCTCTGGCCGACTGAGCTAAGGAGGCGGGCGGGGCAAGCGTACCGAGGCCCGGCCCCGCGACGAAGCGGGGCCG